ATATAGAAAAAGATAAGCTACCTACTTTATTTATTTCTAAACTTAATTCAGGATTCTCTAAGATTAATTCATCATCTCTTAAGTCATATAAAACATAATTACCTAATTTTATCTGATACATGTTATAGACTTCCTTCCTGATATGAAACAGTTAATGTTCCAGTACCATTAATTACTTTAATGGTATTAATTCCTTCTTTAAAATTAATTCCTAATACTTTATTATTTCCAGCACCTATTGAATAAGAAGTGCCATTAAACTCTAAAGTCATGGCAGCACTTAAAGTTAATGTCGGTACTACACTTTTTCTATCGTTAAAATAATTGTATGTACCACCAGTAGCTACTGTATTAGTAATAGTAGTTACTTTTTGTTTATATTTATATGGTTCACATGTACATTCAATAGTAAAATGTCCTACATTCTTAGATATAGAAGAAGATACTTTACATCTACCTAAATAATAATAGTTAGGATCTTGTTCTAATGTTATTTTTAGTTTCTTACCATTTAAATAATTAGATATGTCTTTTTCAATATTCCAAAAGTTTTTTGGATTAAAAAGATCGAACTCAAAAGATAGAGTTCGATCGTTATATTTTATTTCTCCAAGTGCTTCAGTTAAATCAAGTGTTCCATCTCTACCTGGTATTTCTATATAATTTGTTCTAGCTTCAGGTTTACCAATTTGTTTTGATGTCATTAATAAATCCCAATCAGTAACTGAATTCTTAGTGCCGAATATTACACCATTACCCATTAGTATCCCCTCCTCTTTCTATTTGCAAGTGAACCCAAACTACTATCTATCTTAGGTGTTAATTTACCTATTAGTGTTCCATCATCTAATACAATGTTTTGTCCTAATCCAGCTTCTATACTAGGTAAGTATTTTTCTAGTAAACTTATTAGTTTAGTACTTTCACTTTGAATACTTGCACTCTTAATACTTTGAAGTCCTGTAAAATCAGTTAAGGCATCAAATAAAGCACTTTTTGTACTTTCGTTAGTTATAGCTGGATTATATTTTTCAGGTACTACAGCTTCATTTTTATGTAGGTAAGCTAAACCTTCTGATTTAACTCTATTTGTACCTACATTTAATTGGGGTATTTGTGGTATTGATAATGCATTCTTTTTAATTACACTTTTAAATGGCTCTATTCCAGCTACAGAAATGTTTCTAATTTTGTTCAGCAATGAGTTAATTGCATTAAAAGGTACTGAAATGACCTTGTTTATACCACCTATAATTCCGTTCACTACAGTTTTAAATGTTGATGCGATTCCGTCTTTAATTCCATCGAATATTTTTCCACCAGTTGAAAAAACGTTTTTTACATTGGTCCAGGCTTTTGAGAATGTATCTTTAAACCAAGTTGCTACACTTCCGAAGGCTTTTTTAATTCCTCCCCAAATTGTATCTTTAAAAAATGATACTACTGGTGAGAATACAGTTTTAATGCTTGTTATAGCTTCGTTAAATCTATCTTTGAACCAAGTTTTTACTACTGAGAATATGTTAGAAATATCTTGCCATCTATCTTTAAACCAATTAACGATAGCACCAAATACTGTTTTTATAGTTTCTACTGCTTTTTGAAATAAATTTTTATAAAATTCTACGATAGGAGTAAAGAAGTTTATGATAGGTTGGATGACGTGTTCTTTAAACCAGTTAGCTACTAATCCCCATACTGCTTGTATTAAAATAATACTACCTTTAAACAAACCGACAATGACATCGATTACTGATCGTACAAAATCACCGATACTTTGAAACAATTCTTTGAACCAATTAAAAAATGGCTCTATGAAAGCCATTACTGGAGCTATGACATTATCGTATATCCATTGTCCTACTGCCGATAAAATTCCAGTTATCCAATTCCAAGCATCCGTAAGTCCTTGAACGACACTTTGATACAAATTAACAAAAAAATCGCCAATACTTGAAAGTATATTGACGATGAATTCATATGCAACTTGTAATCCAGTTTTTATACCTTCCCACATAGCTTTAACTAAGTTACGAAACCACTCACATTTATTCCATAAAAGAACTAATACTGCAATGATTCCGAGTATTATAGTTACTGGTAAACCTAATGTACCAACTATAGTAGCTATTACACCTTTTAAAGCAACAAGAATTACTTTACCTTTAGAAAGTATTGAGCCTAATTTAGCAAGTATAGGCATTATCTGTCCTACTGCAGATATTATTTTACCGACAAATATCAGTACTGGTCCTATGGCTGCTGCTATACTGGTTATAACCAAAATTACTTTTTGTACTGTAGGAGATAGTTCACTAAATTTAGTTGCCATTTCTGATAGTTTTGTAGATATAGATGCAATGATAGGAAGTAATAATTCTCCTATATTTTTAAATGCAGTTTGTATATCTCTCATGGCAGTTTGTACTTTAGCACTACTACCACCATACATAGTTTCATTGGCTTCATCTACTGCACCAGCAGTATCTGTATATGTTTTATTTACATCGTTTAAAGATGTAATAACTGACATGGCATTATCTTCACCTAGTGCACTCCAAACATTAGAAGCAATAGTTAATGCTTCTTGTTTGTTTTCCATGTTTTCTAAGTCACTAACAATAGAATAAAAGACATCTTTAGAAGATGCCTCACCATTTTGCCATGCTTTAAATAAATCTTGAGATTTTGTACTAAAAGAACCTAAATTATCTTCTATTCTTCCATCAGATAATGAGATAGAAAATTCTTTTACAAAGTCATTAACTTTATCTAGGTTATATGCTCCACTATCTAAACCGTTTTGAAGTATGGTAAACATCTCTTCAGCACTAAATCCAGCTTGTCCCCATAATTGAGAATACTCAGCAATGTTATCACCAAGCTCATTTGATTTATTTAAACCATTTTGAGCACCAGTTACCATTAAGTTAAATGCTTCAGTACTTGTTAAACCCATATTAGTCATTAGACCATTAATACCACGTACTGACTCTAAGAAGTCCATACCAAATGCATCTTCCAATAGATAAGCATTTTCAGTAATTGATTGTAAATCAGTATTTGATATATCACCTAAGTTTTGTTTAACTAATGCTAATTTCTCAGCTAGTTCTTGATATGATTCTCCATAGTTATTAGAGTACATATCATCCAAAACCGATTTAAAATTATCTGTTTCAGATACTGCTGTACCTGTAGCTGTTATGTATCTATTAACTGCTGCTTCATTATCGGCTGCTAATTTACCACTTGCTACTAATCCAGCACCAGCTACTGCACTAACTCCAGTTAATTGACCACCAACATCTGATATTTTACTACCAGTTTCTTTTAAGTTATCTCCTACTGCCTTTAGTTGAGCTTGAGATACACTACCGAAGTTTTTCATTTCATCAGTTAGTTTTTCTAACTTATTATCTGTTAAAACAATTTCTCTTTGTAAATCTCGATATTGTTCTTCAGTAACTTTTACTTTACCACTATCTATTTGTTTAAGTGTTTCTGCTAATATTTTTTGTTTAGATTCGGTTTCAGTAATACTTTTAGTAAGTAAATCTTGTTTTTGTTTTAATAGTTCTACATTAGATGGATCTAATTTTAAAAGTGAATTAACTCCTTTTAATTCACTTTGTAAGTCTTTAGATTGTTTATTTACTCCTTCTAGTGCTTTACCTAGTTTAGTAGTATTTCCACCTATTTCAATAGTAAGACCTTTTATTTTAGAACTTGCCATAGTATCCCTCCTTTCTATTTTTAAGCAACAAAAAAAGACTATCGCTTATCGATAATCTCTAAAATAGCTTGCCTATAAAATTACTACCCTACTTTTTCAAAATGATGGTCATGTAGTATTATTCCGTTGTCAACTAATGTAGCAATGTGTATTCCATCATCTATTTTTGAAGGTTGCAATTGAATTGTTATTTCAGCACCATTAATACTCCATGAACAAACAGTGATGTTTCCAGGATACTTACACGTATAATCTTTATTTAATATTAATGTATCTTCTCGATTGTTCCAGTTATCAGAATGATAAATACCTACAACTTCAGCAATTTGTTTATCGTTATTATTTTTATCCATATTGATTCCTATACAAAAACCAATTAAACAAAATAAAATAGCTACAATAAAATAACTTAAAATTATTATTACCCTTTTTTTCATTTAACACCTTTTTCTAACGCATCAGTTTCATGAATAAATCGCACCATATCATAATATTTATTAAATGCATTAAGTTGACCACTTTTACACATTTTATCAAATACTTCATCCCAGCTATGACCACTATCAAGCATGTCTAACATTTCCATAACGATTTCTTCTTCTTTTATACCTTTTACTTTTTGCTTTTGTGTTTTAGTCATATATCACACCTTATTTCTTAGTCCCATCCGTTAATTTAGGATACTCGATTCCTTCTTTTTCTACGTAGTAGTCTTCATAAAAATCTCTTTCCTCCGTAGCTTCATCTAAATCAAATTCTAATTCAAGATTTTGATATTCTAAAGCATCTATTTCATCTTTTAGATTAATTATTTCACTTTCTAATTCATCAATCTTGCCAAGATGTGCTCCACAAATGCTATCTGGATCTTCATTATTAAATAAATTAACTGTAAATATTATAGTTGCTATAACACCGATAAATGCAAAGATACCTACAGCATTTTCAACTATTTTATCCGTATTTTTCATAAACATACTTCTCTCTTACCCAAATTATATTACAATAATTTCCAATTTACAAGAAGCATAGAATTATGAAAAAAGAGGTACTAACAATTCAATAGAATTAATTAGTACCTTTGTATTCTCGTAAGCTTTTTCTATCTATATCTGTTTCTTCTAAACGTTTTGCATTCTTTAAATACTCTAATCCTTCTTCAGTTTTAGAGCAGTTATATATAAATGCTTCTCGTAAAAAGAATTTATATTCTACTACATCTAATTCTTCTACTTCGAACATAGGAATATTTAAGTAATTTGCAATTGTTTTGTATTCTACTGATTCTAATGGATATGGATTTTCCTTACCATCACTTGGATAGTAAGGAATTTCTAGTTTTTTTGATTTAGATTATCAGCTACCCAAGTATAGTAACCATCGAAGAAAGCATATAAGGAATTGAAACCGATAATTTCTTCGATTTGGTCCTCGCTAAATCTTCTACCTTCTTTATTTTTATTAAAAGCAATTAATACAGCTTCATATAAAGAGTCGATGTCTTCTACAGTTAAGTCATCGTTATTTAAATCTTTTGTTAAAGACATAATTGTTTTTAATTGTTTTTTCTTTGGCATTTCTAGATGTAGAATTGTTCTTTCATCAAGTTTTACTTGATAATATTGTGATTTATAAATTGTTAGATCTAACATATCTTTTTAAAATTCCTTTCTTATGCAGTTGCATCTGTTTCTTCTTGGATGATTACTAATGTTCCGTTTTCATCACTTGGTAATGCACTAAATTCAGCATCGATTACTGTTTCTGAATCTTTAGCATATGCCATTGTAAAACCACTTGTATTTTGACCTACAATAGTTACACGTACATTTCCATCAATTTTATCTTCATGTAAGAAGTGAATAACATAGCTTTTACCATCATAGTTACCAGTACCACCGATTTTAGTTGTTCTAACACCATTTGCGATAGCAGTTGATCCAGTATTAGTTAGCTTAGTTAATGTATCACCATTCCATGTCATAATGCCTGATTTTAAGATTACTTCTTCTGATTGGATAGTTCTCTTCTTAACTTTACCTAAATCATCTTCAGCAGTATAAAATTCAGGAGTATATGATAATTCTGCTCCACCTTTAATCCAACCTATTCTATTTTCTTCTGTTTCGATTACTGTATTTTCAGGAATAGTACCAGTAAACTCAGTAATATAAAGTTTTCCACTTCCTAATGTAATTTTATTTTTATCTCTTTTTGTCATTTCTTATTCTCCTCTTCTAACTTTCTCTAAGAAAGTATCTAGTTCGTAAACTGTTACAAATAATTTTTCTTCAGTAAGCCATTCAGTATTTTTGCTATATGAAAAATCATTGGAATTTAAAAAATCCTCTATAGTTTTTTCTATAGAAGGATTCTTAGTATCGTTATAGTATTCTAGTGTTAAATCGTGTTCGATGATGTTATTTAATATATCTGCTCCTCTAGTATGAGTATCATCGATATAAATAAAGTAAGGTAATGGAGGCATTTTCAAGTATCGAAGTTCCTTCCAGGTAAAACCTGTACCAGTTTCAAGTATTTCTTTAATGTCCACTTTGAACCACCTTCACTATCATATTTTCTAACTCATTTTCAGCTATCTCATAATTTTTATCTATAAAATCATTAGATTTAGTTCTTCCACCATTTTTAGTTTGATGTCCGTTTTTTATTAAATGAGTTAGTCGATATTCAGGATCTTTTACATACCATTTATCTACTGCACCATGTATTGTTTCATTCTTTTCAATACTAATGTGTTTATAGAACTTTTTTCTATGACCTCTAGGAGCATCTTTTTGAGTATTTTTCTTAAAGTTATCTGCTACTTGATGAGTAATTATTTTTACATCTTCACTAATATCATTAGAATACTCTTCTAGCATTTCTTTTATAGTACTATCTAAATTATCAATCGATATATTTTCCATTAAACTCACCAACTATAATTAGTTCATGATTCTTCAACATATAATTATCAATATTTTTTATATCAAAACATTTATCTTTATAAACTACTCTATAGATTTCAGTGTTATACATTACATCTTCTAATGTAGGTGAATACCTAACATAGAAGTTAAATGTATTACTAGTGATTTCAGTTCTAGCATTAAAATATTCTTTTCCACTAGCCTTATTGATAAAAGTATGAGCGTAATAATAATCCTCCCATACTTCAGTATCTAAATTTAGTTTTTGAATATGCATTATTTTGTTATATACTGACATCTCTATTCTCCATTTGTAGTTGTAAAATAAAGTCTTGTTTTAGTTTA